GCCGTGACGGTGACGCCCTTTGGCTCAATCTTCACGCCCTCGATGTTGCGCAGCTTGTCGAGAGCCTCGCTTGTCTCGGCCGTGACGGTGACGCCCTTTGGCTCAATCTTCACGCCCTCGATGTCGCGCAGCTTGTCAAGAGCCTCGCTTGTCTCGGCCGTGACGGTGACGCCCTTTGGCTCAATCTTCACGCCCTCAATGTCGCGCACCTTGGCCAGCACGTCTGCGTCGTCGGCGCGGAAGGTGACGGCAATGTCGTCGGGCTTGGCGGTGTTGATGTCGGTACTGCCCTGCTGCTCAATGTTGAGCTTGAAGGTGGCTTGCAAGCCGTCTTGCCATTTGCCCTTGAGCGCATCAATCTGATATTGCGCCTGCTCTATCTGCTTCTGATAGTCCTTCCACTGCTTTGCGTCGAGAGCCTTAGTCTGCTCCGTCTGCAAGGTTTTCAACTGTTCGTTGAGCTGGGGCAGCGAGCCGACGGGGTACTGCACCTGCTGGGCTTCGTCGGCAAACTTTTTCAGTTCGGTGTTGCGGTCTTGCAGGGCCTTGATTTCGCCCTGTATCTTCGTCATGCGCTCCGACAGTCCGGCCTGCTGTGCGTCGTCGGCGGTCTTGGCGGCGGTGGCCAGGTCTTGATATTGCTTCACCAGCTCGGCAATGCGTGTCTGGTTCTGCTGTTCCTCGGTCTTGGGAGTGGCTGCGGTGCGCGTGGTGGTGGTGCCACCCAGCCCCTTGATGTCGGCTTTGGTCTGGGTAATCTGCTTGGCGAGATTCTTGCTCAGGTCGGTGTCACCGGCGGCGATGGCCTTCTTGCGCTGCGCCTCCAGTTCGATGAGCTTCACCTTCAGCGACTCCACACTCTGCTCTGCCTGCTTGGTGTCGATGTTGGCTTCAACAGGCTTCAGAATTCCTTTGGCGGCCTCCTGATATTCCCGAAGTTGCTTTGCCGCACCGTCTATCTGCGATTGCAGGCGGCTAGTGTCGTCGGTGCCGAATCGTTTGAATAGCTGATCGATGCGTGCTTTGTTTTCTGGTGTATATCCGTTGCCCTCGCCGCGACTGCCAGCGCGGTAGCTGTTCAACAGGTCGATATACTCCTGCCGTTCCTTAATGAAGCGGTTGAAGTTATTGACTTGCGTATTGTAGAGCCCCTGGCGTCTGTCTGCCGATGTGTTTTGCAGGGTATTCGCCATGCGGTTCACCTTCTCACTGCCTCCCTGTCGGTTGTAGGCTGCTTGAAGTCTGCCAGCTTCGGTAAATCGCGCTATGAGCGGCTCGAGGGCGTTCTTGAGGAACTTGAGAGCACTTACCTCCCACGACGTGAACAGGCTCTCACCTGCTTCCTGAAGTGGCATGAGCGTTTGCCCGAGGGCGTCCATGGCGTTCTTTAAATCCACATCAGCCTTCGTGGCACGGTCAGCAGCTGTCTCCACATAGTCACCCGCCTTGGCCATCTGGTCGCGGATGATAGCACCAACGGCCTTGGTCATGTCGCCTGTCTCAGCCATCTTGTCCTTGATTTCGCTGGCTGACAGTCCGAGGTTGTCGAGGATCATGAGCGACTTTCGGCCAAGACCGGTGACTATACTGTCAACCATGTTATCCACCGACTGCCCGGTGTCCTTGGCCTTCTGCTGGGCAAAAGCGAGCATCGTTCCAAGCTGGTCAAGTGGCAGTTTGAAGTCGTTGAACTTCACCGCTGCCTTCATCAGTTCGATGTCGGTCACGGTGCCGTGAGTGGCCTCGCGCAATCCTTGCAGGATATCGCCTCGGCCCAGTCGTTCAAAGGCATTGCGGATGCCTTCGCCCTGCTTGGCCAGTTCTATGCCCTGCTGCACCATGTCGCCCATATCGCTGGCCAGTCCTGCAAGCATTCCGGCTCCCTTGGTCATCAGATTACCGCCAAACACCTGAAGCATGCCGTCGAGTTTACCGCCACCGAACAGGCCACCGCTTCCGGCCTTTCCTGCGCCGTTCAACTCGGCTGTCACGTCGGAGAGGTCTTTCTTCGCTTCGTTGATGCGCATCTTCAGCTGGTCGAGCGATGCCGAGAGGTTCTTGCCGAACTGGTTGTTTTTCTCCTCGTCGGTCATGTTCTTATACATCACGCGAAGGTTGACGAACGCTTCCGACAGCTCGTTGATCTTGCCTCGGGCGGTCGAGCTGGTGGTCTGCATGTTGCCGAGAGCCTTGGCGAACTCCTTAGCATCGCTGTTGGCAAAGCCCATCTGGAGCCCCGTCTTGCGGCAGTGTTCGGAGTATGCCACGAGTTCCTGCCCGGCTCGCTTGATTTTGCTATCGAACTCGTCTGATTCGAGCTTTAGTCTTGATATAATGTCTGCCATAGTATGCCTTATTTATTGAATTCTTTATTTATCATCTCGTCTATCAGTTTGTCGAGTTCTGCGGCTGCCTGCTGCAAGGCTTGATGGCTGCTGGAACTGAAAAAGTTGCGGGGAGCTATTTTGCCACGGTTGCCGGTGTTCGGGTGCTTGCTCCACTTCTTGACCGACGGACACTCGTCACGCTTGGGGTTGGTAGCGAAGTTCTCAATGTTACGTCCTGCCGTGCCCTGATTCAGGAATCTGAGTACAAATGCACGGTCGGCCCCCTGATAACCAATCATGCGCTGGGTGTCCTGCGAACGATGACGGCGGTTTCCGCCGCGTCCTGTGCTGCCCTTGCGTGGCGGCTCGTAGCTGCCTGCGGCTCCTGCCCTTCGCTTGTTCAGAATGGAGACGGAACCGCCGAGGATGCGGCGATAGACGGCTGTCTTCACGGCCTTGCGAGCCTGTCGCGGGTCGCCGTGCTTGAACTGGATGCTGTCCATGACGGTCTTGCGTGCCTGCATGAGCACCTTGCGGATGACTTTCTGCAACCGCTTCTCCATGTCGGGGTTGCTGGAGAGCATCTGCTCCAGTTCCTTGCGCTGCTTTACGATGCCATCTACTTCAAATTGTCCTGTGATGTCTGCCATATACCCATCCCCCGAATCCTGCCCGTAGGTTTACCATACAAAAAAGCCCTTCCGCGTCGTCGCGACGGGGACAGGGCATGACCATAAAAATGAGATGAAACTAATAAACTACTGATTACAATAACAAAACAAATCTAACTTTAATAACAAAAAACAAGCCAATCTATAAATGTCTTAAAAAAGCCCATAACGAACGGTGCTCTATATACTTCATGTCGTTCTCGTTCTCATACGCCTCGCGCTCAAAGCAGATGTTGCGATAGGCATTGCCATTGCCGAGAAGCGTTCTAATCGCAAACTCTATGACATACCACAGCAGGAAGGGAACAATCAGCAACTCTAACTGCTGTCGGCCATGAATGCGCTCATGGTTGAGCAACTTTTCAGTGACCTTCGCGTCTTTCCTCACGAAGACAAACGGCCACAATGCCATGGCATCGTAGGGTTTCACCGGGATGATGTTGTTCTTTACTACGATCATACACTTTAAAGTTCAATACCTAAAAAACTACTACCTTAACTATTTTTTCAAGAGGTTGCCGATGACCTGCTGGCGGTTCTGTCCGTCTGCTCGATAGCTGACATGCACCCAATACGAACCCTTGGCGTTGTGCTCCCAGATGAGCTGGTCGAAATGGCAGTGCGCCTTGATCCAGTCGTACCACCGCTTGCCCTTCACCTTGTCGCCGTCGATGCAAAGGTCTGCAGCCTGGCCCTTCGTGTGCTGTGAGTTGGCCACGCCGCCGACGGCACGGTTCAGCTGCGGACATCGGTAGCCACTGCCAATCTTGATGGGTTCCTGCATCGCGTCGCGCAGGGGCTGGAGCACATGATGAACCAACGCACATAGGGCGCACACCTCGTCCACACCGGGGGCGTTGATGATGCCGAGCCGCTTGGCGGTTGCGCTGTCGCGCAGCTCTTCGAGCGTAAAGTTCTTACTAATCTTGGTTGCCATCTCCGTCGTCTTTATGTATTTCAACACTCGTATCGCCCTTCTGTATCTTCACCTCCAGCCCCAGCTCAATGGCACGGAAACCGTAGATGACGACGGGGAACAGAAGCAATTCACCAACCGCCGTGAGCACGCTCCCGTCTATCACGCCCATCGGCGGCAATAAAAACCCTGCTATCAGCAGAATGACCGAGATCAGGAAGCACACGCCCGTCACCATGCGGCAGAAGCAGCACCGCTGCTCGGTCTTGTCTTTACTCTTCATGTTGCACATAGTCCTCTACTCTATGATGTATGTTTTTATTATTCAGGCAATTCCACAAAGATGACCCGCAGCACATCGTCGCGCCAGTTGCGACTCACGCTGACGGGGTAGACGCGCGTGCCGTCGATGGTGCCGACGACGCGAGGTGTCAGTTCTGTCACCGCGTCTGAACGCAGCTCACAGTCTATCTTCCGGCGCGACGACTGCCAGTAGGCTATGATGCGGTCGGCAAGGTGCTGCTCGGGACGCTCCAACGTGCCTCCGCCAGCGTAGTCGGTGCCCACGAACGGGGTGTCGTCGGCGTTGGCAATGACGGGCAGGCTTGGCTTCGCGGTGCGGGCACTCGCAAAGATGAGGTCAACATCCGTCTCGTCATATACAACATTCGTTGTGCTTGCTTTGTACTGGTAGCTGCGCTGAATGTCTTTCTTCTCATAAATGTAGTACCAGCCGCTGTTGGGCATCTTTTGCTTGAAAACATTGTCGTTCTTGGTGAAAACGACATGGAAGCCCTCAATATCAAACTTTTTCTCGCCGTCGTAGTCGGGCAGCGCGGAGTAGTCTGAACCAAGAAACTGAACAAACATGCGGCCCGCAAGATTGTTCGGCGTAGAGATAATACTGCCGCTGTCGGATAATGGAGGCGTGGGATAGTTCGGCCAGTATCTTGTGTACATCAGGTCGTCGCGGTTGCCGATGGACATGCGGAACTTGGTTTTCGAATCGACCCATTTCGTGCCGTCCCACCATTTGGCAGAATCTTTCGACGTGCCGATGGCAAGACACATCCACATGTCGCAATTTCCCATGTAGGCTTGGCCGTCGCGGTACTCGTACACTTCGCCCTCGCGGTATGTCGTGCCATAGAAGCGGAAAAAGCCATTGCTGAAGTTGTGCGCGTACCTTGTAGAGACTTCTGCGAATGTCGTGCCGTCGTATGTCTTTTTTATGCGTATCACGTTGCCTATCTTGTCGCCACCAGTGTCAGGGTTTGTTTTGACGGCGATGTTGAACGAGGCATAGGGAGATACGGCATTACCTATCATGAGGGGGTTGCCTGACACATTTAAGACGTCTTCACTGTAAAAAACTTTGTCGTCCCAGTCGCGATATGTCTGTCGGTTGACATAGATGTTCTCTTCCATCGCGTTCTCCATTTCGTCAGAGAACGGCTGGATTGGCTCCTCGTAGTCTGCTGGCAAGCTGACATTGATCACCGCCTTATTCGGGCCGCGCATCTGGAAGTCGTCGTTGTTGACCGACGCGAAGATGTCGTCACCGAACCCTGCCGGAGTGAAGCCTGTAGAGATACTGCCGACGTAAGACATGCCGTTAGACATCGCCGCCAACTCGGTATAGGCCAGTGTCAGAAAGTCTGACAGGCTGGTGTCGTCTGCACTTACAAGGTAGAGCACCTGACGGCTCAACCGGGCAGTCCATCCCCAAAAGCGACACATCTCAGTGAGACACTGCAACAGGTCGTACCTCGAAGCAAGGTTCCCGTCGTCGTCTGTCGTGGCGAAGTTCTGCCAGTCAATGCGCGCCGTCATCCATTTGCGCGCTTTAGCACCGCCTTGCACAACAAAAGATGTCGGGCGGCACACCGACGGGATGCTGTCAACCACCTGCCGCAACAGGTAGGCAAAGTTTTTTATCAACGCCTGACTGTAGTTGATTTCGGCACGCGACGTCACCGTCAACGGACATTGCAGTGGAAACTCGCGCTCCTGCGGGTTGTCGTACAGGCGTGCGCCAAAGTTCTGTGCCTGCATAAAGCCCATCCACAGCACAGTGCCGTCCTCGCCGGTCAGCGTCACGGGACGGTCGGTGTCGGTCGTCGGAATGAACGTGCGCCAGTCGAAGGGGGTGCCGTCGTTGTCCTCGCCTGTGTCTGCTATGCGAAGATATCCGCTCTGCAAGCGCACCGGCTCGAACGGATCGTCACTGTCGTCTTCCTGGGTCTCGAAAGGCACGGCGGCACCAGTCAGCTGCACGGGGTCGCCCGTGTAGCTGTCGTCGTAGACGTTGGCTGTGAACAGGGTGTTGCTCCAAAGGGAGCGAAATTTTACTTGCCAGTGAATCGCCATGTTTTCTTTTCTTTTTTGTTTAACATCCTGCGAAGGCTGCGAACGTCGCGGCTCAGGTCGTTAATGATGCCAGTCATGGCTGACAGACGCCCACGCAATTCATCGACACCATGCGCCAGCCCATCGACGGCGGATTCGGCCCGCCGTGCCCGGCCTTCAAGCTCGCGCCACCGCTTCCTTGATATGATTATGATTGGAAATTCCATTTCTTGCCGTTCTTTTCTTATCGCAAGAAATGAGCAATCGGGTTTACTGAAAAAAAATAAAGCGGACGAAGACCGTAAACCCTCGGTTCGTCTTCGTCCGCTGTGTCACCTTCGTTATGTCGTTATCACATTATATCGTTATAACGTCATTTTCCTTGAATTACTTTAGCCGCTGCAAAAACAATCAGCAGAAGAATCGTGATGCCGCCCGTGTGCATCAACGCCTGCTGCCACCACGAGAGCTCTCGCGGAACTTCCTTGACGACCTCCACGGGGTAGGGTATAGAATCGTGTACTGTCACCGTGTCCGTCCTGCTCTCCTGCATCCGCGACAATTCACGTTGCAACCGGTCTGTCTGTATCAACCATGCCATCTGTAGGGCCGACATCCGGATGCCGTACTGTGCCATCGTCACCGAGTCCACTTCGCGGATGATCGTCGTCTGGTGGTCTATCACGCTGTCCGTCTTCACGATGGTGTCCGTCGAGTGGTGCCAATGCTCATGCACCTCCGGCACGGTGACGTACTTCGTCGTGGTGCAGCCCATCAGCAGCAAGCCCAGCAGGAGTGCAGTGATGATTCCCAGCAGATAGCAGGCCGTCAGGGTCTGGCGACAAGGCGGCTGTGGCTGGCGGTCGCTGTCGCTGGCGGTCGGCTCGAAGTTGTCGCAATCGTCGTGGGCGAAAGAGCAGCGCGTGTCATGCACCTCACAATAGTCTATGCCGTAGGGGTTGTTGCTATTACGATGGCAGCAGTTCCAACAGTCGTAAATCGTTCGCTTCATATCGTTATCGTTTTTTTGTCCATATTTTAAATAATAAGAGAGGCCGCTGTGTTACGGTCTCTCTTATCGGTGGGGATAGTGGCGGGGGGTTACTTTGTTTTTACTTGATATTGTCGATTTCCTCCGTCACTGCCCTGCTGATTCCCAGCATCCAGAAGTGCGTGCTGACGTAGTTCTCAATCTGTGCGCCGCGTGACGCTCGCCAGCCGGGGAGCATCGCGATGCCGTCCGCACGGGTCATCAGCAGCAGAAGGTCGTAGCACAAAACCGCAGCATAAGCCAGCCGCTTGCCCAATGCCCACTCCATCGCCCTGTATATCCACGGCCACCGGCAGGCCCACACCCGGCACGGATTGATGCACCCGTAGCCGTGCCGCCGCAGAATCCGCTCCGCCTCCCCGAACCGCCGCACATAGACAGCCCGATCCACCCCGGACATTCCGCCCGACAAATAGATTCGCCTTTTCATACGTCAATACGGATTATTCTGTTTGCCTTTCTTCATGCGCTGCTTTTCGTCGCGGATAGCGTCGTTGAGCGTTGCCTTCAGTTCGCGCAGGTGCTGGAAGGTCTCGGCGGGTGTTCGCGGACAGCCACGGACGAATGAGCGCAGGTTCGGGGTGGCGAAGCCAAACTCGGAGGCGTCGCAGATGTACTGCTGCCACTCCTCGTACTGCTCTTGGGTGACGTCGTTCAGCACGCAGTAGATGATGTCGTCCATGTTGATGGTGAGCATCCCGTCGCCATAGTCGTACACGCCTCCCGTCTCGTCGCCTATCCAGTAGCCGTAGTGGGCGTCGAGTTCCCACATGCGGAGCAGTTCGACGAGGAAGCCGTTGCACGCCTGCTCCCATTGCTCTTTCAGTTGTCGCTTGATAGCGTCTTTTGCCTTTTTCATAATTTCGTTTAATTTCGTTAAGTGAAAAGTCAGAGGTCGATGCCGAACTCCGACATGATGATTTTATCCTTTGGGTCGAAGTGTTGCACGATGTCGTATTTGAAACGGAATCGGCGGTTGGCTGCTATCATCTTTCGCAGGATGCGTGGGCGATTTATATAGACGTTGCGCACAAACTCCTCAGTCTCGCCGTTGTCGTATTCGGCATTGAAGTACGACTGAAAGACTATCGCACCGCCATGAGTGACGGCATGGAACATATTGCGGAGTTCCTTGCGGCTGAACTTCATGCCCTCGATGATCTTGCGGAATTGCTCTGCCTCTTCTGGCGGCATGGTCATCGTTCCGCTTATCTCGTAGCCGTGTGGCGACCACACCGATGGCTCCTGCTCCGGCTCTTCCGTTGGCGATAGGTGTATCTGTGCATCCTTCGCCATTGCAACCTCCTCGCCAGTGTCGGCAAGGAAGATGCGTATCTGACTGCCTTTATCGCCCATAAGCCTTCGTTGTCTTTGGTTTGTTCTGACTACCCGTGAAGCATTCAGCACGTTCACGGACTTGTTTAATCACTCGCTCGTAGTTCTCCACAAGGTGCGGATAACTCTTTTCGGCCATCGTCCTGCCTGTGTTCAGCAAGTCCATAACCTTCGCCATCGTCACATCGTCGATGATGACGTATGGGGTGTAATCTGTTGCCATAGTTCCTTGATGTTTTTACGATTCCTTGAAAGCCTTCACGAAGTTGCGCACATCGTCGGCTATTGATTTATACGTCTTTTCTTCCAGTTCCTCATTGACGTTTGCCTGACTGACGCAATCGGCAATGATAAACTCACAGGCTCGCATGACCGCCAGCATGTTCGTATCGTCTGGCACTGCCTGTTTCATACATTCATAGACGCGAAGGTATTCCTCAACCTTCTGCCTGTCTTCGATTACTTTTGCCATAGTTCCTTAATATTCCTTTCTATTTCTTTCAATTTCTTCAAATATTGGAAAGAATGGGAAATCTTGGGGGATTTTCCCATTATTGTCCAATCCCCTCAAACCGTGTGTAGAGGTCCATTGCCATGATGAGGGCTTGCACGGGGTCCACCTTGCAACTGTCGCTCTGGTTGCGCTTCACGGGGCGTTTGTTCTCGCGCCCGTCAATCTCCAGCACGCAGTTGCCGAAGCACCAGGGCCACAGCGGACTGGGGCTGAAACTGATGAACGGCACGGGGGCGAACATCGCGGCATAGAGGTCGTCGGTGGGGGCGTTAAACTCCGAGTTGAGCTGACTCACCACCTGGACGTACATCTCGGGCTTCTGCACGTTCATGTCGCTCTGAAGGAATGCCAGCAGCGAGTTGATGGGGTCTTTCGACTGGTACTTGTCGTAGCCCCAATACATGAACTGACAGCCCTTGCCCAGCAGCTCCTTCGTGCGGGCAATGAAGAGCGACGGCTGGAACACCTTGCCCTCCGAGACGTGCAACCACCCCTGCTCAATCCACGTCTCAAAGAGCGGACGGATGGCAGAGCGTTCCAGTGTCTCTTCCTTTATCCATGCGTCGAAGTCGGCAAAGAACTCGGTTCCGCGCCCTGACGGGTGTCGCCGTGCTGCCAGGTACGATGCCGTGTGGAGGTCGTTGCCCTGCGAGAAGTCCAAACCGGTGAAGATGACCCACCCCTCTTGCTTCGTGCATTGGTCTATGCGGCGGTCGGTTTGCAGCGGGCGCACCTGCTCGGGCTTTATCCATTCCTGAAGTTTGCCGCTCGAATAGACATTGAACAGCTTGGCAATCACCTCGCCGGGGTCGCCGTCGCGCTCTGCCTTGGCTATCTGGTCCTCGTAGAACTGGTGCTGCACGATTTTGCCGAGCATGGGGTTCACCTTGCGGCGAACCGTTCGATTGGTCAGCAGGTAGTGCTCGTCGCGCTGCCATGCGTCGGGCTCCAGCAGCAGGGTGAGGGTGCGGTCGTCGGTGAGCACGGGCGCGACCTTGCCGCTCTCGATGAACACCTCACGCTCCAGCATGGCGTGGAGTCCGTCGAGTATCTGGATGAAGGGGCCTTCGGTGATGCGTCCGGCTGATGTCATGGTGACGCTCAGCGGCTCGCGGCGCGGTCCCATACTGGACTCGATGACGTCCACCAGCCGCTTCATGTCCGACTTGCCGTTGGCGTAGGGTGCTGAGCCGTACTCGTCCTTCAGGCAGAGCTGGGCAAACCATCCGTCCTTGAACTTGCCGCCCGCCGTCATGGGTCGGATGCTGGCGGTCGAAATCTCGTTGTACTTGTCGTGCCATGCGGCGATGCTCTCGGTCAGCCGGAAACGGTTCTCCTCGTTCATGCCTTGCAACAGGTATTTTATGCGCCTAAAGATGATTTTCGCCTGGTCCTCGGAGTTGGCGCAGCAGAAGCCCTCCATGTTGTAGTCCTCGAACACCATGAACTCGGCACCGATGAAACCGCCCAGTCCCGTCTTGTCAATCTTACGCGAGCCGGTCAGCGTGAAGTCGGTACACATGCGGCGGTAGTCCCATATCCAGCCGTCGCGCTCCCGTTCGGTGCGCAGCAGTTCCGACTTCGTGCCGCTCTCCACCTGCGTGTTGATCCACGTATAAAAACCGTAGATGCTCGCGAGGATGAAGACCTGGAAAGGCTCCCAGCGATAGACCTGACCGCCACCCATGCCGGGGCATTTCAGCCCACCGCTCAGATGCTTCCACGCCTTGCCGACGGGCACCCACTCGCCCTCGCGCAGTCGGATGACGGTCTGCACCTTCCGGGTGTTGAAGTTGTACGTGTCGAGCATTCTGAGGAACTTGGCGGCTCCCAGCAGTTCGTAGATGCCGTGCCAGTCGTTGTCGTCGTCTTCTTTGGCCGACGAATGTTCCAGCAGGTCCTCAAAGTAGAGCCGCAGTCGCAGGTCGATGTCCTCCGTGCGCTGCTCCATGCCACGGTAGCGTTTCGCCAGCAGGTCGATGGCCTCCTGCTTCTTTTGTAGGGATTCTTGTGTTATGTCTGTCATAAGGGGGTTAAGTTAAAAATGAAGAGAGGGAGAGTTGGCTACCAGCTGAGGATATTCAGCCGATTGAGTGTTTCAAAGTATGGCGAGAATAATTCCCGGAACTCTTCAGACATCCGCTTATTCTCAACATACTCTTTTACAGCCTTGCCTCGCTGTTCGTCGGGCATGTCCATAAACTCCATCAATCGGTCTATCCAATCTTTCTGAGCGTCCACTTGCTCTTTCAGTTTAATGTTCTCGTCTCGCAGTTGGTAGCACTCGTTGCACTTATGCCCAAGTTTCTGCATGGTCATTTGATACATCTCTCTCCAATGTTCCACGTCTTGCTTATACTTTGCCGCCATCTGCTTGCGTACTTCCTCGCGTATCTCGTTTGGCTTTTTCGCTTTGCTCATACGTCAGTCCTCCATTTTGATTTTCTGATATTCTTCCAACATACGATGGTAACCGCTATCCATGCCCCACCAACGGTCTTCGGTGTCCTGTATGAGCCAGCCGTTATCTTCGACGATGGTGTGGTTGTCGTTCAATGTTACGCTTATAGTTGGTGTTCGTGAAATATCAAACGACCATTCCTTGATAACACCCTCTTTCGATAGTTCCTGAATCTGGTCGAAGTTCTGCTGCCTGATTTGAACCTCGCGCTTAATGTGCATCACGGGATGATTCTTGAATCGTGCCAGCCGTTGCTCACGTTGCCAATGTTCTTTGATGGTCATAAATGCGCTGAGCGCATAGGTCTGACTCTTGGTGTCGGCTTCGTTGAAGTTCACCATCTTGCCAGGCTCTTCCATCGGCTCAATGCGACAAACGGCAAAGGCTCCGTTGTAGTCGATTTCGATTTTCATACGTCAGTCCTCCTTGAATCTCACTTTGAATGTCACGTGCAACTGATTCCGCTTGACTGATATATACCATTCGTCGGCCTTCAGCATGTTCTTCCACTGCGTCAGCATTTCCTCGTCGTAGTCGTAACGGGTGTTTAGCTGTAACTTAACTCCGAATCCGATGTCTTGCATCGTTTTCGTGTTCACAAGTGGCGGTATCTCGTAGTCCTTGATAACATCCACTTCAAATTGAGCCTTGATTGCGCCAATGGCACCGACGACATGCTTCAGCAGTTCGTCTTTCTGTTTCTCGTTCATAGTTCCTTATAAATTCGTTTAATTCGTTACACCTTCGTCGCCTCCTCGTGGAACAGGTCGCTGAACTCCTTCGGCACGATGCAGTCCACCTCGAAGGGCATGGCCTTGCGGATGGTGGTGCGGCTGTCGTCCTCGACCTTGAAGCCCTGCTCCTTCTCCTGTTCGGCCTTCAGAATGTCGAGCAGCAGGGCGATGCGCTCCTTTGCCTGCCCCACGTCGTTGGCGGCTACGATGTAGTAGGTGTCCGACTTCTTCAGCTTCTCGTCCTCCACCCACTCGCGCCGCACTTGCACCTTGAAGTAGTCCTTGCGCTCGTCGGCT